CACAAAATAAATTTGTTAATGGTGAAACTATAGTTGGTGGTTCATCAAATGCTTGGGGTACGGTTAATAATTACAGACCAAATCCTGTAAATAATATTGTTGACTTGGTTAATTTTAGGGACCCCGATGGAGTTGTAAATCAATATTTAACAAATATGAGAGATGAGTTTTTAGTAACTCTTCCTGAAAATTTAGCAACTAGTGTAGATAAAAGAAAATTAATTAAAAATGTTAAATCTCTGTACAGAGCAAAAGGTACTGTAAGAGGTCATGAAATATTTTTTAGATTATTGTTTGGTGAAACATCCGAAACGATTTATCCTAGAGAACAATTACTTAAAGCATCCGATGGTCAATTTGATTCATTAAGAGTTGTAAGAGTTGTTGCTACATCTGGTGACCCATTGGAATTAATTGGTAGAACAATTACAGGTCAAACTTCAGGTGCTACAGCAATTATTGAAAATGTTTATAGTTTTCAAATTGGAGCTTATACAGTAAATGAAATAATTTTAAATGTTAATTCTATGAATGGTACACTTCTTGTTGGTGAGGAAATTCAAGGCACAGCATCCGATTTAGATGATTATTATATTAAAGCAAATATTACAGGTATTCCTGGAACAAAAAATATTACAAATGATGGTTCTTTAAATAAAGTTGTTGACACAATTACATTAACAGCTGGTGGTACAGGTGCATTATTTCAAGTTGAAGAAATAGGACCTGGCGCAATTACAGATATTGTTGTTGATAATGCAGGAACAGATTATACAATTGGTGATGAATTAAGTTTTGTTAATACAAATACAAATGGTTTAAATGCTGCTGGGTTTGTTAAGATTGTAAATGGAGGTTTTTCTGGTGAAAGTGATACTCCAGGAATGTTCACAGGTGATAGAATTGTATTAGAAGATGAAACAACTAGAGGCGACCAGTATGATGGTAAAGTAATAGTTCAAGATTCAGGAGATAACACAGGTGAAATAACTGATTTATTTTTAACAAATACTGGAGGACAATATACATCTTTACCAACAGTTTCAGTTATTTCTGGAACAGGTTCAAGTGCAACCGTTAGAGCTTATGGTGATGACATTGGTAAGATTGTAAGATTAAAGACTGTAGAATTAGGTAGAAGTTATGAAGAATCTCCTACTCCACCTACATTAGGTTTCTTTAATAACATGATTGTAACAGGAGTTTCAGGAACATTTATTGTAAATTCTACAGTTACAGGTGCAGGTGGAGCTTCAGGTACTATTGCAGAATGGGATTATACAAGAGGATTATTAAGGGTAAAAAGTGTAACAGGTGCATTTGTTTTAGATGAAACATTAACATCTTCTACAGGTGGAACATGTACACTTAAAAAATTAGATAATGCAACTGCTTCAATTAATGTAGTTTCAGTTACAGATACGGATGGAAAATTTATTAGTGAAAGAGGTAAACTTTCTGAAACAACAATGAGAATACAAGATAGTTTATACTATCAAGATTTTTCTTATGTATTGAAGGTTGGTCGTTCCATTGCTGATTGGAGGGACGCATTTAAAAAGACAATGCACACAGCAGGTTTTTATTTCACAGGTCAAGTAGATATTGAATCACAAATAACTGTAACTGCTAGTGGTCCTGTCAAAGGCATATCATCTGGTAGAGAAGAGGTTCCATTCTTACAACTTGTTAATACATTATTCTTATCAGTATTTGGTAGAAGATTGGGAACAACTAGTGACGGCACATCTTTAAGAGCAAATGCTCATTTAGAGGGAGAGATGGATGTAGGTGATGATTATAGGGACCCATTTGCTTCAAATACTAGAGATGTTACATTAACTAGAGAAGGTATAGTAATTGATTATTTAAGTAGAAGAAGAAACAATTTTGTTGATGGTTCAGGAATAACACATGATGTTAGAAGTGGTTATGCATATGCAGGACCAAGATTTGGTTCTTTAAATAGATTTCATAATACGGCATATGGTACCCACTCAACAAGTGCTTATTCAACTACCTTCCAGAATTTTGCAGATTTAAAATTTGTAGGTACGAAGACTGCTTTGGATGGTGGACCAGTATACCTTTTTGTATTTTCAACTAAAGAAGGTCGCAATATTAAAACAAATTATGCTATTCCTGCTCAGTTTGCTGTAAGTGCTCATTTGTTTAGTAATACTCTAACATTGTTTGATAATACTTTAGTTAGTTTTGATGATACAACACCATAAAAACATTATAAATAGTATAAAGGATTAGAATAAAATGGCCAAATATACAATAGATAGAGGAACAATAGCAAATGACGGAACAGGTGATAATCTCCGTGCAGGTGCTAATAAAGTCAATTTAAATTTTGACGAAATCTATACAGCGATTGGTGACGGCACTACTTTAGCTGCCAATATCAAAGTAAAAGACGATACCTCTACAGTTGCAACAATCAATGCTAAGGGTGAAACTTTAGGAATTCTTGGTGGAACAGGTATTGGTTCTACCGTTTCAGGAAGTAATGTAACTCTTGCTGTTGACGCTACAGTTGTTACAGCTACCTCAACAAATACACTTACAAATAAAAATTTAACAAGTGGTACAAACACTTTTCCTACAATTACATTATCAGATGGTTCGGCTACAGACCCCATTTCATTAGGAGAAACGGTAACATTTTCTGGAACAGCAAATGAAACAAATGTTGCTGTTACTGCTAATACTGTAACTTTAGGATTACCAAATGATGTAACAATTTCAAATGATTTGACCGTATTAGGAGATTTAGATGTTCAAGGTACTCAAACTGTTATAGATTCAACTACAATACAAATTACAAATTCATTTACTTTTGAAGGTACTACTTCTGATAATAATGAAACAGTATTAACAGTTATTGACCCTACAGCAGATAGAACGGTATCATTACCAGACGCTACAGGTACTATCGTATTAAAAGACACTACAGACACACTAACGAATAAATCAATTGATTTAGGTACTAATACTTTAACAGGTTCATTAGCAGAATTTAATAGTGCTTTACAGAATGAAAGTTTTGCTTCACTAACAGGCGCAGAAACATTAACAAATAAAACTTTAGATTTAACTACAAGTGGAAATAAAATAAGAGCTAATTTTGCAGGCACAGTAGCTTTTCCAGATGAAGCAACATACGAAGGTATGTTTGCTTACGATATAACAGGGGATAACCCTTATGTTGCAGACGCAGGTGGTTGGACAAAAATTATAACAGAAAATGCTGGAGTAGGTGATTTATCAAATGTTAATATATCTGGTGTAGCTGATAGTGATGGTTTAGTTTGGAGTTCAGCACAAGGAAGATTTAATGCAGCTGCAATACCTACAGCAGGATTTAGTATTGCAATGGCTGTGGCTTTGTAATAAATAATAGGAGAAAAGAAATAAAATGGCACAAGACTTTAGAAGATATACCTCAAACAATGTAGGCACTTCACCAGCTACAGTTTTAACTGCTGATAGTTATGATACTGTCGTGGGAATTTCTATAGCCAATGTAACTTCAGGAACAATTAATGTTGACTGTTATATTAATGACGGCTCAAATGATATTTACCTGGTTAAAAATGCACCAATTGTTCAAGGCAGTATGTTGCAGGTTATTGACGGCGGTTCACGATTTGTTTTTCATTCGGGTGACGCATTAAAGGTTGTTTCAGACACAGCAAGTTCAGCTGATGTTTGGGTTTCAGCTGTTGACGCAATATCAGCATAGTAATAGAGGAATAAAAATTAGATGGCATACATAGGAAATATACCAGGAGAAACTTTTAGTACACCGGCGAAACAATCGTTTACGCCTGATAGTTCAACTGTATCTTTTTCTTTGAATCAAAGTGTGACTAACGAAAATCAGATAGAGCTTTTTATTAATAATGTTAGACAAGAGCCAGGAAGTGGTAAAGCATATACAGCGGCTGGCGGAACTTTAACAATAACAGCAGCTCCAACAACTGGAGATGAAATGTATTGTATATTTCAAGGTAAGGCAGTAGGACTTATTACGCCACCAGACAATACAATATCAGGTGCTAAAATTAATAGTACATTTGATATAAG